CAGTGCATTGAGCCGGGCCGATTCGTAAGCGGCCTTACAGTCTGCCACCCGCTCCCTGTCTGCCCGAAGCTGTGCTCCCGCGCGCCAGCCGATGAGGTAAGACAGCGTGTCCGAGAACATCGGGTCGAACTGCGCAGTGTTGCTCACGCACTGGATGTAGAAGAGGTAAAGCGGGTTCTGCGGGGTGGCAAGAAAATCGCACAGGATGCAAAGACCCCCGGGGTTCGCCTGACTCTCCACCACCTTGTAGGGAATCTTCGGAATGGTGAGCGTCATCCCGACCGAGGGCCACCAATAACCAAGCCAGAACTGCGGGCCGAAGCGCTGGCCGGCAAGGGTTGTGACCTGTAGCGGCTGCAGGCAGTCGTTCGGGTACTGGTAGCTGTACTGCCAGCCCGGGGCCGCGTAGCCCTGCTGGGGGCCCAAGGGGGCGGGAACGGGTTCCTGCACCAGATTGATGTTGGTGTCGCAGAAGTTCCAGGGGGCGGACTGAAGAAGCTGGTCCCGACACTTCGGGTACCAGAAGGAGGCTATCTGCGCCTGGGCCGTCTGGTCAGGCGGAGTGATCGAATTGATGGTGACACTGATGCCTAAGTGCCCCATCGCCATGTTGCAGATGTCGGTTTCGGACAGGGCGGTGATGCTTGGCACGGCTCATGGCTCAGTCATTGGGGAACTCGATCCACACGAGTCCGACTTCAATGGTGGAGCCCGTCAAAGTCGCCCCTGCCGCCACCGCGGCATATCCTTGCACTCCGACCTCAACCAATCCTCCGAGCGGGACCAGGTTGTCATCGTCCGTCGCCACCGTAATGGCACCCGTCTGAACGTGTCCGATTGGCAGGAAGAAGGTCCCCGCGTTAACGACCGTCCCAGCGGCGTAAGCCGTGCACTGAGGCGCAGGTCCCGCGGCAGCACCGCCCACGCGAAGGTTCGCTACCGCACCGATAGCCGTTATCGAGGTGGGTGCTGCGACTTGGCCAGATGCGCCCGTAATACCGATCGCAGCGGGCACCGTCGTGGCGACCGTGAGCCCGAAAGACGTTGCCAAGAGATAGGCCGTCACTCCGCGGCCTCCAGAGACCGCAGAGCCGTTCCACAAGAGGGGGCCCGTCAGGGTCGTGCCGGTATAGATCGCGGGCGTGACGCTCGCGTAGGCGCAGAAGATGTTGCCCTTGCCGCCCCCGATCTGCGTGTAGTCCCTAAACCCTGCGAGCACGGACTAAACCGCCCGTGCGATCGGATTCCGAGCGTCCGGATCGACGATGGTCCTCCAGCGAGCATTGACTACTGCAACATCGGTGCGCGGGACCGCGGTCTTCGCCCCGTCCTCGTGTACAGTGACTGTGACAGGCTCATACGGGTCATCCGACCACAGCACCGGAACGTCGACCTCGAAAATGCTGACCGGCTGGCCCATCTTGTTGTCCGGGCCGTACTGGTAACTGCCGATGACGCAGTCGGTTCTCGCGCGCACCGTCCCCTTGTAGGGGACGAACTTCGGAGGGACCCCCCGTAGTGGCGCGGTGGCTCTGGAAGCCCCCGGGCGCAGAGCCTCCAGTTCCGCCTCCGCTTCTCTCAGACGCCGCGCCATCTCAGGGTCAGGCTGAGCGGGCTTTGCGGCGAAAGCCGCCTCGAGCTTTGCGAGACGCTCTGCCAGGGCTTCATTCTGGGCCTTGGTCTCGGTGAGTTCGGCAGATAAGGTTTCACGCGAAGGTCCCGGCGGGCGCCCTCCTTTGTTCCTCAGGGCTTCTGGTTCTGTCATGTTCTTACGCTCCTACGCACCAGCTGTTGCCGCCGACATAGCGAAAGGCGATGGACGCCCCCGCTGCGAGGGAATACCCGCCGTTGGTGGCGAGTGTTCCGATCTTTCCCCCCGTTGAGGGGTAGACCTCAAGCGCATTCGCCCCGTGATTGGCAACGATGTAGTCCTCACCGAGCGATATCCCCGCAGGTCCCGGCAGCACCGTGCCAGTGGCGCTTGCGACCGTCGTAACCACCGACAGGTCCTGTCCCAGCGGAATCGCAAGGGCAGTCCCCTGCGTGCTCCCCGTCGCCGTCAGATTGCCGACAGTGTTAGGAATCCAGGGCGTCTGCCCGAGGGGGACACTGGGGAATCGGGTGACAAGAGCCATGGGTTAGAACGGCTCATAGACGGCGTGTCCGCCAATCGCGCCCGAAGTGGTTCCTGTAAAGGCTGAGAGCGACAGCTCGCCCAAGTTGGCGGTGTTGCCCACCAGGTCAATTTCCTCCCAGTCCTTGGCAAGCCAGCGGGCCGCGCCGCCGTAGGCGTTGAAGGAGAACACCAGAAGGTGCCCGCCATTACCGGCCAGGCGCTGTGGGGCGGTCGAGAAGGCGTTACCCGTAATGGGTGCTGCAGCAAGAGCTGCGGTGGCCGCCATGGCTGCAGAATCCACGGTCGAGGTCGACCCCAGAGTGACGGCTACCGTGGAATCGCGCGACAGAATGATGATCTGCGGCTGGCTCGTTGAACTTGACTGTCCGCCGAGCATGATCTCCAGCACGTTGATGCGCTGAGTACCCGAGCCTCCCTGCAGGACGAACGGGTAGGTGTTGTTGGTCATGCCTGAGGTATCACCAAATGCACTCGTGGTGATCGAGGCGAAACTGACTGTACGCTTTGACATTTTCCGTGCTCCTACTTGATCGAGTAGCCGGAAACGCCGCCGAGGTCTACGGCGTCGAGATCCCAGCCAATCCACGCCACGGCCTGACCGCCCGTCATCGTTCCGACCGTGACGAACTGAAGTCCGATCCACTCTAGCCACGACACCGAGCGCGGGAGAGCGGCGGTCTGACGCACGAACTTGCCGTAGCCGGTGGGGCCTGTGAGGTTCGCGATCACTACCGCCGTGAAGTCGTACATCGTTGTGGGCGAGGACAGAGACGAGGATGCCGAAGTAATGAGCTGTGCATCCACGCTGGTGCCGCCCAAGGGGGCCTGAATCCAGTCAATGCACAGCCACAAGCGCTCCCCACCGCCCATGTCGCGATAAGTGTTCGCACCCGCTGACAACAGCGTGTCGCTTGGGGTGTTTTCAGAGAGGTAAGCCGCCAAAGGCGCCGTGTCGATGGAGTTCGGAGCGATATAGGTCCCGGCAGCTCCCACGATGGACACGTAGTTCTGCGTTGAAATGTCGCTAAAGGAGAACTGAACGTCGCGCATGGTCATGGTGGTTCTCCTTAGGAAACCGTGGCTTCGGTGTTGAGGATCTGGTCGACCTTGCGAAGCGGAATTCCCAGGAACTTGTATTCGATCTGGGTCAGACCCTCCTCTACGCTCAAGGCGGCGTTGGATTTCGCCAGCGCCTGAATCTTCAGGATGCTGAACATGGTGCGGTTCATGTAGAACGCACAGTTACCGGCCGTCAGTGAGGGCAGACGGTCAATCGAGCGGCTCATGAGGCCGATGAGATCCGCCGCGATGTTGTTGGATGTGATGGTCGTATCGATGTTGCAGATACGAACTACATACCTCCAATCCGGTACCGCCAGGCCACAGCGCCACTCCCAGTACTCCCGATACGCCATCATGCGGGCGCCACCGACGCCTGCGACGTTCTCCACTACCTGGAGGCCCAGGTCATGGTGCTGCAAGCCTGCCTGTGAACCCTTCGGGAAGATGCCAAAGACCGAGTTCGGTCCCCAGCACACGAGCCAGATGGAGGTATTGACGGAGGCCGAACCACCTCCTGAAATGATGTTCTGTGCGAATGCGCCGCCCGAGATTTTGTTGTATCTCGGAAAGAGTCCGCGGAAGACCGAAGGCGCTGCTGTCGGGTCACCGTAGATGGTGAGCTGCGAGAAGCCCTGGTTCATCGATTCGATGAAGGCATCCGCTTCCGTCATGCGGAAGGCAGCTTCTTGGCCGTTGAGTTCGGCCACGGACTTATCCACTTCGAGGAAGCCTGCGAGTTCCGCGGTAGCCTCATCCACACCCATCGTGGTGGACTTGCTCGGCGGAATGCCCTGGTTCATGGCCCGGGCCATGACGACCGGCAAACCCGTGCGCTGGATTACCCTGTGACCGGTGGCAAGATTGCCTTCCTGCCAGTGCATGTCCGGGAGCATCTCGTTCTTCTGAGCGAGTAGCTCAACGATGAGCGGGATGCGTCCACCGGGATCGGAACGCGTCGCCCAATCGGCAAGGGTGAGAACGTTTGAAGCAACAGCTATTTGGGTCACTCAAGCACTCCTAGACGCGTCAGCTCGGGTTTACGCCGTAGAGCTTTTCCTGGGCGCGCTCGCGCAAGCTGCGGTTGTCCACAGGCTTTGGCGGGGGTTCCGGGCGGCCGAGGTCGTCCTCGGACAAAAGCTCACCAACCAGACGCATCGCATTGGTGAAAACGGGGTCGTTCAGCTGCCGCTTTGCGACTTCGCGGAACTTAGGATCGAAGGAGGCGAACCAGCCCACCGCGGTCTTCGCGGCAGCGAGTTCTTCGGACGAGAACGTGGCCTTACAAGCCGCTTCATTGGTCCGATTGGTGTCCTCTATCGTCTTGAGCCACTGGGCATTCGCATCGCGCGCAAGTTCGACGTAGAGGTCCGCAGTCTTCTGCCTCGATTCGGGCGGGTAGCTCTTCAGGGCTTCCGTGAACTTCGTCACCATGCTTTCGGGTGGCTTGAAGTCATCGGGGAGCGTGAAGAGCGGTGCGTCCGGATCAGTCTTGGCGAGCTCTGCCTTCGGGGGTTCTGCGGGTGCTTCGGCTTTTGCGGGCTCAGAGCCTGTCTGAGGTTCCGCGGGCTTGGCTTCCGTTACCGGGGCAGGATCAGCGGGTGTAGCGGTGGGCGCAGCTGCAGGTTCTGCAGCCGGGGGAGTGCTTGAATTTCCCGGTTCGCCTTCGGCCACACGTATCTCCGTCGTACGCGGGCGAAGTTGAATCGGAAACTGGTATTAGGGAATGGTCACAAGTTAAATGCGTAAATATGGGTAATCGGTTGAACGTTTCGGCAGCGGCGAAATTCCTCAAAGTGAGCAGGAAAACGTTGTACAACTGGACCCGAGAGAACGTCGGGCCGCCGCGCATCCTCATAGGAAAGCGCTATTACTACACCGCAGAAATGCTCACCCAGTGGTGGGAAGCGCGCCGCTTAGCCTGATTTCTTCTTCGAGGTTTCCGGCTTCGGCCGCTCGCGCTCAAGTTCCGAGCGCACACGAAACCATAAACTGAGTTCTACGTCACATATCCACTGCTCCAGCTGATAGGCAATGGAGCGCCTACCTGCGATCTCGCACATGACGCTGTTGGAAGGGCTCCAGTACGGCGCATTCCATCCACAGGGACCCGCGATTACCCGCGCCACGAACCGCACGCCTTCATCGGTTGCCAGAATCGCCCTGAGATCATTTTCGGCCTGCAGGTCCTTCTGCTTGTCCGAG